TTTAAGCAAGAGTCGCCGTTGACGCTGGTAAGCCCGCCCAACTCATGCCGAGTTGTCGCTTCTTGGCTGGGTTCTGAGTCCCACTTGCTTGCAGCTAACTTTGGTCTGCAATCCAGTGTCAAAAACACAAAAGCCACTTACTGCTGCTCCTAGTCGAAGTCCCTTGGGGGTAAGTCAAGGGTAGAAGCATGAGTAAGTGGCCTTCAGATTGTTGACTTCGACGACAACAGGCGAATAGTACCTAGTGACTATATCGTTTGGCAAGTTACCCGACGAACGGTAGATTACTAGCTATATACATATGTTCCTAGTGTGTATAATCACCAGTGTTGTACTTAACCAAAGGGGTAATCATGAAACATTTGAAGTTAATCGAGTCCGATCTGTATGACATCAGGCTTAAGACCGTTCACATCATTGAAGGTTGCGCCAACATTCATCGAGTACTTGCAAGTGATTGGGACTTTATGTCTGAGTATCAGGTCAAGGTCATTGAACGCTTGATCGGTGAAGTTGAAGAACTGAAGCACATGCTCAACCACATTAAGACCCGTGATGCTCGCAAAGACATTAGCACTTGCTTTGATGAGGAGGCAGCATGACTAGCTTTGACACTGAGTCACGTAGGAAGGCTATCTGGGCCACCGACGCTCGCAAGATTGTTGATGGCCGTGCTGCTGATGTTTACCTGGAAAAGATAGGCCAGACAGAGCGGGAAGACATTAGCCACATAGAAGCAGTGCAATGGGGGCTGAAGCTGCAGGATGTCATTGGCAGAGAAGCTAGTGCTCGCTTGCAGATGGAACTCAAAGAAGCGGATTATGAGTTGTATCACCCTGAGCATACCTGGATGGCTAGCCACTTTGACTTCATCTCTGCTGATGGAACGACACTGGTCGAGGTGAAGAACTACAACCAATCGAAGAGGAATCAATATGATGCAGACACTGCACTTATGCCTGCGGCCGACTCAGCGCAATGTGTTCATGAAGCTACGGTACATCGGGTACAGCGTATCGTACTTGCGATTCTCTTTGGGGGACAAGAACTGGTACTCATCAACAAAGAAGTATCAGACGCTGAAAAAGACGCGCTCATACAACTGGAAGCTGAGCTATGGGGCTCAATACAGGCCAAGCAGCCTCCAAGCGCGACTACGGTGGATGCAGCGAGGAAACTCTTCCCCGTATCCACATCGGCTGGGGTTCTAGCTAATGCTCAACTAGAACAAGCCTGCCAGCAACTGAAAGCGATCAAGACGCAGATCAAGCAGTTCGAGGAGGCTGAAGAGAAGCTACAAGGCTTTATTCAAGGGCAGATGAAAGAAGCAGGCTCACTCATCACCTTTGACGGCAAGGTGCTTGCAACATGGAACAGTGCTAAGGGTTCTAAGCGTTTTGATCCAAAGCTATTGCAAGCAGAGATGCCCGAAGTTTATGAGCGTTACGTTATTGAACAACCTGGCTCACGGAGGTTTTTAGTCAAATGAGCAATCTAGTCGATCCAACAAAACTTGATCAATCGATCATCGATTCCATTGTGCTTAGAGGAGATTTGAGTGGACTCAAGGAAGAGCAACTCACCGGATACTACAACTACCGATGCCAGCAAGTCGGCCTCGATCCTTCAGCGAAGCCGTTCGATCTTCTTGTCTTGTCAGGAAAGAAGGTCTTGTATGCGAATGCTGGGGCCACACAGCAACTCAGCAATCTGCATGGACTGTCCACTGCGATCACTAACAGGGAGCGAGTTGAGAATGTGTATCTTGTATCTGTCCGATGCACTGGCAAAGATGGACGAAGCTCTGAAAATCAGGGAGCAGTTGACATCTCAGGTCTTTCTGGTGAAAAGCTAGCCAATGCTTTGATGAAGGCTACAACCAAAGCCATACGCAGGACTGTACTTGCTCATTGTGGACTGGGGATGCTTGATGAAACTGAACTCGACACTATCCCGACTAATCAATATCAGAAGGTTGATATGCCGCCTGTACAGGCTCTGCAGCCGCTTGCTGAGGTCATTGAAGGTAAGTACAAGGTATTAGTCCCTGAAGGCGATAAGAGCAAGGTTTACAGCTCTCACCAGGATGAAATGCAGTGGCAGGATAACTTCTTTGGTTTGATCGGCAAGATCGCTGACAGCAAGAAGATGACAACCGAGGAGAAGAACGCCAAATTGGCGTCACTCTTTCGGGTCAACCACGAAACCATCGATAACTTTGGCGGGGTTGCAGCCATTGCATTCAAGAAGCGCTGTCACGATCATGCGGTCGAGGGTTTTGTCGCAAAAAAGGTAGTGACTCTGGAGGCGGAGGAAGAGGTAGTGTTCGATTGACGCAGACGCAGGCAGTGCTTGAGCGTTTGCAACAAGGAACGCTCACGCAACTGCAAGCCTATGCAGAGATTGGTTCAACAAGACTTGCAGCCAGAGTCGAAGAACTAAGAAAGCAAGGTCACACCATCGTGACACACACAATTAACCGTAATGGCAAATCCTTTGCCGAATATCAACTAGTGAGGAAATAATGGCTTACGAACAACAGCAAGGCAGTGGCGTACTTTTCACCGTTAAAGAGAAGAAGTCTGACAAAGCGCCAGACTGGTCAGGCAGTTTCACCTGCGATCAGGCTTACAAGCCTGGTGATGTGATCAAACTGTCAGCATGGACAAAGCGTAGTGCTTATGGCGATCTGATCTCGATCAGGGTCAATAACTTCGTACCAGGTCAGCCTGCAAAGCAAGGCCGTGAGGTGAGCTATCAAGACGATGACAGTGTTCCGTTCTGATGTTATGTCCTAAGTGCGCCGAACGTGGTGAGCACAACGATACGATCATCCTAGAGACTCGCAGGTATGGTGGTAAGAAACCCGCGAACTCTTGGGTGACACGCAGGCGACGCTGTGTCGCTTGCTTGCATCGATTCACCACCACAGAAGTCATTAAAGGCGCTAATGACAAGGTATGGGACGCTGCATTGCGGGAGGACATGGCATGACAAAACTGACAGAATCCCACATGAAGGTGCTTAAGTATCTTTCCAAGCGAAAGACTGAAGCCACATTCAAGGAGATTCAACTACAAACCAGGCTTGGTATTCCGACAACCAAGTACGTTATTCGAGCACTGCTTCATGATGGATACATCAAGAAACGATCAGAGAGGCTTAATCGCGTAACGGAACGGTTCTATACCTTTGCCAGTTGGGAGCCAGTACCGAAAGAACCTGTTAAGAACCCTATCAAGTTCACCAAGACGCGTATTACGATAGAACCCAAGTTCTTCAACAATCCGTTTAGCGTAGGTGCTTCATGAGTGAGATGACCAGGGAAGAGATGCAGGCCAAGATGGAAACGCTTTATGCGCTTACCAGAGAGTTACGAACCATGCTTGCAAGAACTGATCACAAACTCAAAGTCAGAGAGATGTTCATCCATGCCTTGCTCGACCCTGATGCTTTTGGCTATGCCGTAGAGAACTCTGTCAGGGAAGAAGCATGGAAAATCCTACAAGGAGAACGCGATTGAGCAAGCTAGGTAAAGACCGAGGTGCTAGTTATGAGCGTGAGGTCTGTAACGCGCTTACAGAGCGTTTAGGAACCAAGGTGACGCGTGTACTAGGGCAAGCAAGAGATGGTGGCTCAGACATCGATCTAGGGCCGTTTATGATCGAATGCAAGCGTCGTAGGAAGATAGCGCTCTATGAATGGATGGAACAGGCCAAAGTCTCATCAAAGGGCGAGAAGGTGCCTGTCGTGATCTGTAGGGCTGATGGCAAGGAGAGTCTAGTGATCTTTAGGCTTGACGATGCGATCACACTGATGCAGAATGAATTGTGAACTCCGCTGAGTCTGCCAGTAGGTTAAGCGCTTGAGGTAAGCGAGCAGACAACCTCATCACGTTGTCTCCCCCTGTGAGTAAGTGGATTTTGCCCCGTCCTAGCGACGGGGTTTTCTTTTGGCAGTCTTTGCCGATTCTCGAAAATTCTTGGCGGTGGGGGAGCCTTTACTACCTGGCTTTCTCATTCTCTCGCCAGAACCTGCTGCAATGCGAGCACGTTTGGCATGAATGTTTGCGTATAAACCTGGTTTCATCTAACACCTCCAACGTCTTCTAGCGGCCTTACCTCTTGGGCTAGACCATGATCTTGACCTTGCACAGAAACTCTTCTTCCTAGCCTTTTCTCTTGGCGTTGAAGGGTTAGGTGCAGGCGCTTGCAGATTGGAGCCTGTAGCCCTGTTATAAGCCTTCCTACCGGCTTCTGTCATGCCACCACCTTCAGCCACTGACTGAAAGTGTCTGCCCTTACCACGCGTTGTCTTTGCAATCGGGTTTGCCATGCTTACCTCATCATCAATGCTTCAGCTTCTCGACGCTTAGTCAACCCTGGTAGCACCCTGCCTGCAGCCTTGTTCCACTTGCGACACTCCACTGCTGCACCTTCCCAATCATTGGCATCGATACGTTTCTTGAAGGTCGAGATTCTGTAGTTGCCTAAGCCACAGTTATACGCCCAACTGATGACTGCAGCAATACGTCTAGGGCTTGCGGAAACAAGCCGTGGTGAGAGTTTTACCAACCCGGAAACGAAGTGCCTGACATGTTCCTGAAGGGCAGTCTCAGCTTGTTCTTTTGTCCAGACAGTGTATTGCCTAATATCACGACCAGTAGCACCATAACCAATAGTCCAAGGGTCGCCACCAGTACCGGGGTCAGGATAAGCACAGCAATCGCCGTTAGGAAGGCGTTTAGCATAGCCTTCAAAGGGCTTGATGAGTACGTTGATGGCGAGCTCAATCGCTTCATTCACTTGTACTTCTCTATGCTGCGGCCAACAAACCAGAACGTAAGAATCATGGTGAAGAGTCCAAAGTCATCTTCATCCCAACACTTCACGATTACTTCATGCCACGGTGCATTGCTTTGAAACGCAAGAACAAGCGAAGCCGCCTTGACGGCAGCGTACATGCCAAATATCGCCCAGGTGATTCCAGGGCGTACCAAGGCAGAGATTCCAGCCACAAACCAACCTGCTGCTTGAGCCGTTTGACTCTGTTCTTCAAAGGCCGCTTTGATGGTGTCAAGTTGCTGAACACTGTAGTCCACATACTTTTCCTCCATCTTAAAAGTGCCTCGCATCTTCTCAAGATCGGTCTGCAACTGAAACATGTTCAGCTCATGCTGGCGTTCGTTCTTTTTATCGAAAAACTTTAGAACCTCTGGTGCAAGCCGGAACAAACCACCAAATATGCTGCCAAGCAAACCACCTGAAAGCAGGTCAAACATTACTTGTTCAGAATCTGATCAATGCGTGTATGCGCTTTATCGGCTGTCATGTGTAAATGCTCAACCTTAGCCTTAAGCTCCGCCAGGTCTGAGCGAATAGCCACATAAGCACCAAACGCTCCAGCAGCAGCACCAATCAGGGCTTGTATGACTACTGACATTGACACTTCCATTTAGGACATCCCTTCGCCTGGTGTGATGTACAGGTTGTGCGTACCCGTATCAACGATGGCAGCAAAGTAGACCGGATTAGTTCCATTGGCCTGGCCGTTGGTAATCACAATTCTACTGTTGGGGGGAACGACAAATCCATACTCACCAGTACCAGACGTTGGTATTACCGCTGTAGTTCCGCTACTTGCACCTGTCTTTACAAAGATTTCATGGTTGCCATCGTTGTAAAGCGCAAACTGGTTAGCAGGCGTGTCAGCGTAGACAGCAACATTCGCAGATGTTGTCGTTACGCTTAAAAAGTAGGTCTTGCCAGTAGCAAGAAACGCAATATTATTTGCCACCTTTGTTCCCCCATTGCTGCGCTGCAGTCATGGTGCCATAGCATGGCGCACCATTGGTAAACTTAGGCTGGAAGTTAGGGTTGACCTGCTTGGTCGTGCCTTGGCTAGGCTTTAGCACCACCTGTTTGCTCACTACTTTCGTCATCGTCATCATGCTTTGTTTCCTTCATTAAGGATGGTAAAAACACTGTGATGGCAAAGATAAGCAATGCGGCGATCCGCTCATAACTCGGCCCCCACATTGTCCAGCAAGCTAAGGCAAAAGTCATCGACAACGCCAAGATTGTCAACACCCTCGCCACCACTAACTTCAAACTAATGCGTACTACCTTCAACAGAAGATTCGAATCCATGTTCAGCCTCATGGGGTTAATTAAGGTTATCTAGTCTACCTTAACTATCTTCATCTTCGTCTTCATCCATGAAGCCTCTACCCCAGTCAGCATCACTCGCTTTCAGGCGTATGGCTTCTAACTTCAATGCTCGATCAATAATCTTCGACTTATCGGTAAGGCTTGCTTCCGGGTCTGCCATGACTTCAGCCAAGAGTTTGCTTATCGCAGCCTCTAAGTCAGGGTTTATGCCCGACTGCTTACGCTTCACCGCATCATGCGGCGCTTGGGCTGGCGCTCAGGCATCTTGTTCATAGGCTGGCGACCTAACGCACGTTGTGCTGCAAGCGAGCCTGCAACCTCATTGCGACCCGCCTCTGCTGCCTGCGCTTCCTGGCGCTTCATTTCTTTATTACCCTCTGCCTTCATCATGCCATCGTAGTTCATCGCATACCTCTCTTGGTTTTACGCGCTGTGGAATAGGCTATGGCCGCAGCCTGCTTGACTGCAGCTCTCTTGCTGGCAGGACGGCTTGTGCCAATCTTGCCACTTTCTTTAAACTTCCGCACCATCTCTCCGATGTTGCCGGAAATTGTCTTTTGACTACTACCTTTTTTAAGGGGCATTTCCACCTCCAAGCAATGAACCTACAGGTTGCGCTGCAATGCCACCAGCACTGCCAGCAGCGACAGCCCTGAATATGCGAGTAGCCGCCTCAACACGGCGATTAGGATCAACCACACGATTGATAACTTGCACCTGCCTGCGCAATTGATCAATCTCTCTTGGGCCTACAAGCGCAGAACCTTCGAGCGCCGGTATGACATTGCGCTCAAACACATCATTGAGTTTTTCTGGGGCGACGCGAGACAATGCCAATTCAAGAGCACTTAAAAAGTCTTGCTTAGTACGTCTATCAGTACCTAAGTAAGAAGCAAGCCTGCGAGTTTCTTCAATAGATTTAGCGCCGGTAAGAATTGATTCAATTGTTTGGGCTGGGTTCTTGCTGCCAAGTACGCTTTGCACTGCTTGTTCAGGCGTGGCAACCGCTTCAGGCATTACAGCTTTGGCTCGTTTTTCCGCCTCACTCATGATTGCTTTGCGCTGGCTCTCAACCTCGCCTGCACTAGCTTTGCGCTGCGCTTCGAGTTCACGAGCCAAACGCTGCGCTTCGGTTTCTCCTGCTTGCAATCTGGCCGCGGCTAATTTTTCTGCGCCAGCCATTGCTTGAGTCGCTTCTTTCTCGCCAGCTTTTTCAATCCTACCTGCTTCGGTAGCAGCTTTTGTCTGAACACCAGCCGCCTTTGTTTGAGCCGTTGCAGGCAATCCACCCATCTCGGTACGCAAAGCAGTGGCTAGTTTTTGCCTACGACTAGCAACAGACTCTGCGGTTCCTAGACTGCTAGCAAACGTATCAATGTCTGAACGCAATTGTGGGAAGCGCTCTAGCCAACCACGGTTTGCAAAAGCAAAGTCTGCAATCTGCTTACCGTTCTTTTGCTGAATTTGATCAGCAACAAATTGTCTAGCAAGTTGTTCTATTTGCTGTGTGTTACCGCCAGCAAGTGCAATGGCTTCATCAACCGTATCCCGTGTCTTAAAGATTTGTGCAGGAAGGTCTGAAGCAAAGGTTGAGAACTTACTGAAATCAAAGTCTTCACGACCAGTAAGCGCCTTGCCAAACTTACTTTTGAATTGGCTAATAGGCTGGCTATCTACCTTGTACTGATCTAATGCCTTACCAAAGCCTGGCACAAACTCTCGCTGTATGTTCTCAACAATTTCTTTGAGCTTACTAGCCTGCTGTTGACCAATAGCATCAAAGCCTTCAGCAGGAAGTCCGGCTGCACGGTCGCCAAGAAAACGGCGCAGATACTCAAGTGATCTAAAACTAACCTCACGATCTACAACGCTGCCATCTTCAGCCACTGTACGTCCAGTGATAGCGCTCTTTACTCGATTCAACTGATCGCGTATTTGAGGAAGATTGACGTTAGACATCTTGGTATCTGGATTGCGCAAGATGTCATTGATGAGTTCAACACCAGACCTAAACGCCGTAGTCTGTTTGATACGAGAGCCAGCCTTTTCTTTAGCTTCAGCCTCTGCAAATGCGCCACCCATATTAGCGTCTGCTGCCGCTTGACGCTCAGATCGCAAACCTTGCAAGCGAGTGTCAATAAGGTTTCTAGCTTCCGATCCAATGTCAGCTACGTTTGCAGGTTGACCCACTTGACCAAGACCACCTCTAGCCTGCGTAACGCGCTGCTCACCAGTTTGCCTTGCTCGGCTAGCAACCTCACGCAACCTAGCAACACGCTGATTAGCCTCGGTAAGAATACGTTCGGCTTCTTTCTGCCCTTGATTGATGATGTCATCTGCACGTTTCTGCGCAGCCTGGCGCAACATAGGCTCTTGATTGCGAGCCTCAGCCATGATGCGATCTGCTTCGTTGCGAGCATTGATCAGCGCCAATCCAGACTGCTGTTTTTGCGCTTCCTCTAGTTTGATCATGGCTGCTTCAAACTGGCTTTGCAAACGCCCTACTTGCTGCTCTGCTGCGCCCAAGATGCTTTGTGCCGCCGAGTTGGCATCGCCTTCAGCGCGTTGGAAATCTGCTTGCAGTTGCTGCTGTTTGGCAATGATGTTTTGCCTAGCTTGGTCATACACGCGGGTTTGCGCACTAACGTCAGTAGCTTCTCTACCGCCGCGCATCTTGGCTTGCAATCGTTGCGCCGCTGCCTGCCTAGCAATTGATTCAGCAGAGCCGTTAGGCATAAGCACAGAGCGCGCAGCAGTTGATGCGTCTTGCACATAACCAGTAGGTGCTGTTCGGCCTAACATACGCCCAAGGAATCGACCTGATTCTGGCGCAACAATCTCAGCGCCAAACCTAACAGCTTCTTGCGTTGTTTTGCCGCCGCCCATTGCTTCAGTAGCTTGGGCGCCTACCTCACCAGCAGCGCCGCTAATGCCACCCATCAATCCTGAAGCCAATCTCCCACCACGCATTACTTGACCAGCAGCAATCAACGGAGGGCCAAGAGGAGCAGTCGGAGGAAATGCTGATGCCGCGATGCCAGCGCCAGTTACAAGTTCAGGCGCAACCAAACCAACACCCGTGCCTGTCAATGCAGAGCCAACAACTTGCCTACCACGCTCCATGAGCGATGGAGGTTTAGGTTTGGAAGGCTCTTCTAGTGACGGAACGCTAGATGCAGGCAAATCATCTTTTGGCACTGAAGTGCCGCGCAATGAATTTGGAAGGTCATCTTCAGGCACAGCAGCCATTATTCGTACTCCCAATTCCCATTACGAAACACGATTGGTTTGCCAGATTTAGACGTTGACTTCTGCCCTTCTTGCGGCCCTGCTTGCGCAGGCTGTTGGACAATTGTAGGCGTAGCAGTTGCATATGGGTTTATTTTTTCACCGGCAGCAACGCCTGTATTCATACCAGGTTGTACCTGTATTGCTGGCAATCCAGTAAACATCTGCCGGTATACATTGATCGTGTCTTGCACACCTTTAGACATGATCTTCATTTTTTCATCAATGACTTCTGGTGTATCACCAGGTTGCGGCACTGCACCATAGTTACGCAACGCTTCAGCGCCAGTCACGGCTTTACCTGATTGATCAAGGTAATACTTATTTCGCATCCTAATGATTTTTGTCATGAACTGACGGACATCAGGATCACGTTCTGTTTGAACCGCTTGGTTAAGAATCTGACTTTGTTCTGCCGCCCATTCAAGCGGTCTTGTGCTTTGAATTTTTTGTTTCAATGCCGGGTTTTGCAAATCTTTTATCAAATCATTAATGTCTGCAACAAGCACATTGTCAGAAACAAATTTTTTGGTTACGTCAGCGCCAGGTTTTAACGATCCTTGTTGCTGTTTCATTTCAGCAAGATCGCGTCTCAATTGATTTGATTGATTTGCAAGTTCACGCTGCAACTGCATACGCTCTCTTGCCATTTCAGCCTGTTGCTTCAGTTGAAGCATCGTCTGTGTAGCGCGATCAGAGCCTTCTACTGCTTTGTTAAGTGCTTCGCTAGCCTGCTTGTACATGCCTTGACGCATAGCGGCAGCAGCAACACTGTTTTGAGTTTCCGCCTCCAGTATCTTTAACTCGCCTTCAGCGGCTTTGCGATCTGTCTGCAATAGGTTCATAGCCCTATTAAATCGATCAAGCGTTTGTCGATTGTTTTCCTTAATAGCCTCTACATTTTTTGTGAAGACATCGAGTTCACGCTTGTAAACGTCTTGCCTGCCTTGCCTAAATCCTTCTACAGCACCGTTAAGAGCTGCCATAGCAGCCATCCCTGACCGCTTGCTAGCACCACCAGTAAGGAAGCCAGCAACAATGCTAAGGCCAAGTACGTTTCGGATGTCTTCCAGGTTTGCAGAACTTGGCTCAAATGCTGGAATCTCTTTTTGACGATACTCAGGTGACTCGACAAGTTCTCGTTCTTTTGCAGCGAAAACATCACCGATCTCTTTGCCACGCGTAGCCATTCCCGTGCGCTTTGCAGCAATGTCCGCTTGCGATGTTTCAGCTTCTGCACGTTGAGCCTCCATTAATCCAGGAAGTTGCTCTTCAGCAATCGTGCCACGCGCTATTCTGCTTTGCATACCTTGCTCTGGCGTCTGAGCCTCGGCAGGCTTTCGGCCATAAACGGCGCCCATAGCCCGTGAGATTGGGTCGCCAGTCGTACCAAGTGCGTCTTGCAGTGCCATGATTAACCTCTCGGTGGCGGCGTCTTAGAAGTTGTTTCCGGCGTTGCTACATTGCCGTAGATGGTGCGGTATAGATTGGTCAATGTCGTGTTCAGCATGTCACGCGTTGCTTGATCAGCAGCGTAGCCAGCACGAATAGCGGCAGCCTGGTACTGATCACCAATGCCAGCAATCTTGATGCCTTGGTCAATCAAGTCTTGAGCACCACGCTGTTGCATCTCTTGCATACGCGCTTGTTGTTGCTGCTGCGCAGTACCGCTAGTCAAGCCTCGTTGTGCAAGCTGTTGCTTTTGCCTTGCATCAAGCGCCGCCATTTGCTGCATTTGCACTGGAGTCAACTCACCACGCTGACCGCGAGCAATCATTTCCTGACCAAGTGCGCGATTAGGTGCGCCTATCTGAGATAACTCTTGCTGCATTCTGCGAGCTTGTTGCCCCGCTTGCCTAGCCTGAAACAATGCGGCAGCAGTGCCAAGTCCAGCCAACCCTTCTCTTGTGCCTAGCACTTGTTTTGCGCCAGTCTTGAGCATGTCTTCAAAGCTACGCCCAGGCGCTGCACCTTGATCTATTGCTTCTTGTTTGAAGTCTCGAACCTGCTGCGGCCCAACAAACTCATTAGGCATTTGTGGCAACTGAGGCGTAAACGATCTAGTCATTGCTGGCTCAAACTGTGGTTGAGTTTGCGCTGGCTCCATCGTATCGGCAGGCGCTGAGTAAATAAATGCGTTACTCATATCAATGGGTTGAGATACAGTTTCTGGCGAAAAGACTTGGTTATCAAGTCCTTGCTGTTCAGCAGGAGCCATGTCTTCATAGCCGCCAAGAAATCCACCATCTTCAAACTCAGGCAATCCCGTTGCAGGATTCATGGTTCCAGCACCACCTCTAGACTTTAGTAGTGCAGCCTCTTGCGGGGTGATGTGCGCCAAGATAGTATCTTGTCCACGGCCCTGCCTGCGTAGCATCTCTGCTAAGGCTTTGAGATCGAGGCCACCACCGAGAAGTGCGGCAAGTTGTTTAGCCATGATTAGATTCCTAACAATCGACGTAATTTCAACGATCTAACATTCCAGACAGGCTGTTGTTCTTCTTCAGGCGTACCCTCTATACCACCAGTACCACCTTCTGACAAGCCTGGTCTAAGCGGAAGTATCTGTGCCGTTTCCTCAACCCTGCTTCCAGGCATTACTGTTGGTCTTACAGTTCTAGGACTTACTGTTAACCGCTGTTCTACTGTAACTGGAGGCGTCTCTACAACCGACTCTGGCGGCGTAAATGGAGGCGGTTCAATAGGTGGAGGCTCTGGCGTTTCAGGTACGGTTGGCTTCTCTAACTCTTTGATGATCTGCTGCAGTAATTGGTCTTCAGGCGTAGGTTCTGTGACCGTAGGTTCAGGAGGCGGAGAGATTAAGTCTTCTGGCTGCGTAGGCTCAGGTTCTTCCGTATTTATCTGAGGCGTAGGCTGAGGCGTAATCTCTGGTTGCGTGGTTACCTCTGGTTGAGGCGTTACTTGCGTTACGGTCTCTGGCTGAGTCTGTGTGACAGTCTCTGGTTGCGTTTGAGTCTGAGTTTCTGGCTGAGTCTGCGTAACCGTTTCGGGCTGAACTTGCGTTGCAGTATCAGTTGCAGTCTGTGTACCTGTTTGCGTTTGTGTACCAGTTTGTGTGGACGTATCAGTCCCGGACGTAACCGCTGTACTTGTATCTGCAGCCGTTGTTGCCGATGTAGCCGTGTTGTTAGTCGTATCAACGGTTACGCTGGCTCCTGGCGTTAATACAGTTCCTCTTGTATCGACTGATGGCACATTGGTAGCCCCGCCATCTTGCGTTAGCACAAGTGATGTTCCATCACCATTGTCTTGCAGAACGACACCAGTAATCGTTGCGCCAGTATCTACAACCGCACCAGTTCCACCGGTACTAACAACAGGGCCAGTAGGAGCTACAGTAGGTCTTGGGTTTGCAATAATTTGCGCAGCAGTCTCGCCAGCATTCAAACGATTTGCAACAATGAATTTAGGTAAACCTGTTTGCGCAGCAATTGAAGAAACCTCGTCAATGGCTTGCGTATCACCACCAGTTACAACCGCTTGCCCACCGCCTTGGTCAACAGCTACTCCACCATCGCCAGTTACAACGCTTGTTCCTCCGCCAGTTGCAACCACCGGCCTTGGATTGGCAATAATTTCTGCTGCTGTTTCTCCGGCATTTAGGCGGTTAGCAACTACAAACTTAGGTAAGCCAGTCTGCGCAGCAATCGATGCCACTTCATTTGCAGCTTGAGTGCCAGCATCAGTTACAACCGTGCCGCTACCCTGAGTATCTGTAATCACCCCGCCATTATTGGTCGTCACACCACCCGTCACTACAGGTGTAACTCCAGTAACAACCGGCGCAGTTGGTGTTGTTACTGTTGGCGCAGTAGGTAACACAGTCGTTTGACCAGGCGTCAAACCATTAGCAGGAATAATGGTTAATGCACCTGTGCTATCAATAACAGATGCTTGATTGCTGTTCACATCAACAGCAACGACAACGCCTGTATTTGCTGCACCGGATGCAACATCAAAAGTCGGTATGTCAACACCAGTGGTTGGCAATGTACCAAGGTTTCCAGGCGTCAAATCAACACCAGGGTTAAGAATTGTTCCCGTTGTATCAGTTGGAAGCCTTGTTCCGGTTACTGTAAGCGATGCGCCTGGGGTAGCGGCTACACCACCAGGAACTTGTACGCCAAGGTTATTTTGTGCGGCTGTTGCTAACTCTTCGCCAGTGTTAATAGCGGTTGCAGTCTTGCCGCCAATAACAGCGCCAAGCACCGCTTTACCTTTAGCGGCATTAGCATCGCCGGTCGTAATGTATTCGATTAAACCTTCTTCTAAGGCTTCAGTTGCTGGCTCTAACAATGTCCTTGCAACAACATTGTTTGCGCCTGGTATCAAACCAATAGCAGCAGTGACGGCACCCGCGACACCAGCATCTTGCCTTGCCATGCGAGCAAGTTCTTGTGGCGTTGCATTAGGATTGGTTGCCTTGAGTTCGTCAATCTTTTGCAAGGCTTGAGCGCCAGCAGATTCGGCAGCGTTTAATGCCATTGAGCCAAGGAACTGCGCTACTTTGCCGCCAGGCAATAACAAACTAGGAAGTTCTTGAATAAGCTCAGAACCAAGTATGGCCGCAGCGCCAGCAGGATTGTTAAGCGTAGCGCTAGCAATAGCTCTAGCGATCTGTTCTGTCGTTGAATTGGGGTTGCTTGCAACACGGTAAATCTCGTCAACAAATGCTTGCGACTGTTGATTCACCGCCTCTGGCCGCATAAGCTCGCCAGACGTTTGAATAGCTTTGAATCGATCTATAGCACCTTGCGAGTCGACGCCTAACTGCTGGGCGGTTGCAGAAATAGCCGCACCCAACTCTCCAAGGCCAGCCTGTGCTGTGCCGGTCAAACCGCCGGCTACTTCATTAGCCCTGGTGTAAACACTCTTAGTCTGGCTAACAATGTTGCCACTAGCATCAATGGTGGCTGTATCACCCGTTGCTTTATCTCGTTGCGTTATGGTGCCATCAGCGTTTTGCGTCACCACAAGATTGCCTACTGGCAATACATTGGTATCACGTTCCGTGCTGATACTCAGGCTTGCAAGATCGTTAGCTGTTAACTGCTTACCAATAAGATTAGGATCGCCAGCATAGAGAATGCCTTGGTATACAGCATTAGCAGGCAATGCTTCAACCGCGCCAATAACATTAGGCTGATCAAGAAACACACCACCGCCTGCAATCGTGCTTGCTTCACCCGTTGGCAACAGTTGCGTGATCTTTCCGGTATTGATGTCTCTTAGATAAATAGTTCCGTTCGGGCCTTGATAACGCTCAGTTAGCGGGTACAGTTCTCTAGCCGCAGCCTCTGCCGCTGTAATTTGCTGCGCACCCTGCATTGCCTGGTTAGTTGACTGAGCCTGATTAGCCGCCTGTTCTTGCGCCACAATGCCAAGCACATCGTCTTGCGTAGCGCCGCTAGTCGTATCCATACCGACATCAGGCGTGGTACCTAGACCGCCCGTTGTAACCCCAGGCGTTAAGGTATCAGTCGCTGCGCCGCCACCAACAGTTGTTTGTGTTCCAGCAACTTGCGTAGGCGTCTCTCCTTTATTGATTGCTGCAGTCGAGCCACCAATAAAACCTTGTATCGCTGACTGAGTAACATCACCACCTGTAGCCAGCGCCTGAGCAACACTTGTTGCCGCAGAAACTAAACCGCTATCAAGTGCCGTATCGCCAGTCAACGAAGCTCCTGATAGTGTTTGCTGCGCACCGTTAGCAATCACTGAATTGATGATGGCGTTACCAACATCGCCACCTGTAAGGGCAGCAGTAGCTCCAGAGCGAACAACACTATCTACAAGTGAATTACCAGTTAGACCACTTGTCAACTGACCAACACCAGCGCCGATGGCCGCGTTTCTAATGGCTGTAGCAGGGTCTGCGCCAGCCGCAACACTTGTTGCCGCTTGTATAACAGCACCACCAATCGCTGTAGCAGTCGCGCCTGTTGCGCCTAACGCGGTGCCAATAACCTGAGCAAGACCAGGAAACGCCGCTGTACCAACAGTTACCAATAAAGGCATGATGGCTTGAAACGCGCCACCATCAACTTGGACATCTAAAATTGGCTGGGCTGTATCAGGATCAAGATACTCATATCGAGTCATCTTTCCTGTCATGCCTGACTGATCATCAGCCTTGCGAACAATAGTTGTTGGATTGATAACGGCGTAAGTCTTGCCGTTAATCGTAATGTCGTTGTAAGCAATATCATTGCCTTGCTCACCAACAACCGTATAAGCAGCATTTTGAACTGCTTGTTGCAATTGATTTGCAGGAGAAACTGCTGGCGGCTGAGCAGCAAGCCGCGCAGCCTCATCTCTTGCCGCCTGCTCTACAGCCTGTTGTTCTGCAATACGCGATTGCTCTTGTGCAATACGTTCTTGTTCTGCCGCTTGCTCTCTTGCTTGCTGCTCGGCAATACGTTCTTGTTCTGCTGCCCGTTCTCTTTCTTGTTGCTCGGCAATCAAACGCTCTATCTCTGCTTCTCTACGTTGTTGCTCAATTGCACGTTGCTGCTCTGCACGATCCAAATCCATTTGCCGCATGAGTTCTTGCTCAATGCGCTGCTGTTCAATGGCATAGGCTTGGCTGGGATCATAGCCATAGTTTTGCTGCATGTAAGTGATGTCAGCCTGGCTAACACCAACACGCAATAAATCATCAGGCGTTACCCCTTCAGACGTAAGCCACTGTGACTTAGCTTCTGGACTGAAGTTAAACCAACCGTCAGGTAATTCGCCTGGTAGTGCCATGTCATAACCCCAATCGATTGATGATTGATTGATGAACGCTTAGATGACCTTGCAACCATTCATAGAAATCATCTTCTTGGTTCCAATCGGTATCAAACAAGTCAAACGGATTCTCAAGACTGAGCCTGTTAGCAAGCACTTCATGCTCTTGGTAGTGCGACCAGAGCCAGTCATCAAGATCATCAAGATCAGCATCTGCTAACGGATACTGAGGTATCACAATGTCTTGATCAAGCAATTGAATGTAGAACGTACGATGTTGCTGTGCGTTCTCAAAGATCATCTCTCGCAAGCCGTCTGCGTCACCAAAAACGACATTAGAAAGATTGTCTAAATTCATGGCTAAAACGGACTAGACCCGGAAACAATAACGCCAGAGTTAGTCACCGTCCACGGGCCACCACTATTAGCCACGCTATTGTCTTTTACAGTTGATGACTGGCATGTAAGCATCTTGGTTGTTGCTTGTGCGGTCAATGGACTTGTAGGCACTGTGGCGCTTGAAAACGATGAGCCAAGATTAAACCGTAAGTTGCTGATCTTGCCATCAAGGAAAACGGTTGTTTGCGATGAACCGCTCCCTACTCTTGGGACTCTTGTTCCGCTAAAAATAGATGTGATAAGCAACGTTGATCCGGTCTGACTTGATCCAACAAAAAGACGTGTAGTGCCAGATGAACGAGAAACCGCTATGTAAGTCCATGTACTTAATGATACTGATACTGATGAAGTTACAGCACTAGAACTTGGAGAAGTTGGGTAATTATTGCGTATAGCAACTGGACGACCAGCAGAATCAATATAAAACTGAAAAGTTGATCCAGAGCTACTCCCAGTGCCATAACCGAAATCCAAAACAGGCGATTTACTGGCCGGATATGAATCTAAATATACAAAACATTCAATACTAAAATCTGTTGAACCTATAGCAAATGATGATGATATGGGGTAAGAAAAGTAAGACGATCCGTTAAAGTCATATGAGTTCTCACCCTCAACAACACCGCTTGCCCCAGGTATTGTCCTTGCAGCACCGAATGCAGACAGGATGGGCATTATGCGTACCGTGTTTGGCTTGCAAAAACTGTAAACGAACCGCTACCCGTCTTGATGAGCGTGTAGGTGTAAACGTCTACGCTATTGGTATTGCCAGCACTAGGCGCAGAACCACCTGACCACTTAGGCGTAACGCTACTACCGTCTACCGTAAGCGCAGAGTTGTAGTAAGCCGTACCACCTTGCGTAACCAGGTGAGTCACCGTCACGCTCTGGCCTGTAGCCATGATGCTATTGAGCGTCACTGAACTAGACCCACGGATATTCAGCGTCCAGTTAGCAGAGGCATTGCTTGTGTAGTACAGGATGGACTGCGTCGATACGTCAAAGTTAACCGTACCCGTGGCCGCTGTTGCTGCAATCGTTACCGTCTCTGCTGCGGCAGATAACGTAAGTTCCATAAGCGTATTCGATACGCCAAGAGCAAGCGTCTGTGCAAACGATACGTTCTGGCTACTATCAATGCTCAGTGCATTCGTACCATTGGTTTGCAGGATGAGTTCATTGGTATTGTCTGCCGTAGAGACTATGCCTACGCCTGATGTGGCGTTGATGGTGTTAGCCATTACATCACCTGCGATGTTGTTAGATTCACGATCTGATCCGTAGCAAACGATTCAATAGTGGCAAGCGGCTCAACCACAGGCTCCGCAATGCCCCACGGACTCTCTACCCACATCTTGCCTTCGTGCTGCCAGTTCCACTGCCATCCTGCTCTGTCTTGTGGCTTAGGGTCACGAATTAGCCATTCCCAGTTTAGCCATACAAGTTCTTTGTCAGCAGGAACCTCTGCCGGTGGTGCTGGAGCCTGTTGCCAGCCTTCAGTACCGTCTGTTTCAGTGCTTGGGATAGACCCGTTCTTTGTCCAGTATTGCATGGTCTACCTCTATAGGGTTGGGAAGGCTGCTGTTGGTGGCGTGAAGTTGGTTGTATAACGAGCAATGCCTTTGGTTATACGGGCATCTTGGATGTAACCGTTTAATACAGAGCTTTTATCCCCATTCGCACCAACGGTTACGTAAGTTAACGCTGCTGACGAAGCCGTTGTCCCTGAATAAGTGCCTTTTAACACTCCGTCAATATACATTTTTGTGGTGCTGCCATCAGAAACAACAGCCAAATGAGCCCAAGTGTTTGCTGTAATAGCGGATGACCCGGAACTCGGCCCAGTCCCTCCCGTTGCGCCATCGTTGCAAATAATTTCTGATCCAGATCTATATATATTAATACCAGAATTAGTTGATGCCCCAATTGCCAAACAAATTAATCCGGCCGCACCAGCAGCTATAGTTGTTGTGTAAAACCAAAGTTCAATCGTGTATATATTGCCAATTCTAAATAACGCATTAGCGTTGTAACTGGTTACATAATCTCCAGTCCCATCAAACGACATACTACTCCCACCCCACTTGCTCTGTGCCGTACTTATCTGAGCATTACCCACCGTCTCCAAGTCATTCTTACTTGTAGCATCGTAGATACCGGCGTTGGTGAAGTTGAGTAGTAGGGATGTGTTGGTGATGGCGGTGAGTGGTGCGGTTGGTGGGGTGAAGTTGCCGGTGTATACAGCAGTGCCTTTGACCAAACGAGCATCGGATACATATGTTGCCGTAGTAGTTGACGTTCCTGCTCCAGAATACTCAAGACCAATGCTTACACCATTAGCGGCTACCCCTGTAAATGATGTCGTATTTGTTGCTTGGCCTACGGACGTTCCATTTATATACAACGTAGTATTATTTGCGCCGCTTCCGTTCCTAACTAAAGCTACATGGTTCCACTGAAAATTAGTTACAGTTCCACCAGTAATAATTGAAGCGCCATTTGAGTAGAATACGACTTGATTGCTTGCGTTGACATAGAGATCAATACCATTGTATGTGGCTCTGTAATCCCCAATCATAAACAGTCGTTGAAGGCCGCCTGTGACATTTGGATAAAACCATAGCTCAATTGTGTAATCGCTTGGTAAGTCAAAACTTGTACTATCCACTACTGTCAAATAATCCCCACTCCCATCAAAATACCCTGACCCACCATTAGTCGCAGCAGACCACGATGCAGTGGGGTTGAATGGGGAGAAGGCTTGTACGGAGGGAGAGCCATTGACTGTGATTGTTTTTGGAGATGCGCTGTTGTCGATGAAGCGGTTGGATTGACAAGTCAAAAGCGATGTACCTGTAGATTGTGTTGGCGGCGAGGTAGGAACTCCTGATGGTGTATTTGCAACACCTTTTACAACTTTTAATCCTGATATATAACCTGGAAAATACTGACCGTAATTTAACCCACCTGGAAACCAAGCGGTTGCCCCTATTTTGAATGTGTTACCTCCGGTATCAACATTACCTGTAAAACTAGTATTTTGTGCTACCTGCGATCCATCGTAATATATTGTAAGCGTTGATCCACTGCGAACAACGCATACATAATGCCAAACATTTTTTGTTATGGTTGCTGTATAAGCTAACGTCGTAGCAGTTCCACTTGCCCGTCTGTTGAAACTAATCGCAGTCCCTGTTGTTGTGGTATTTCCTGAAATAGTAAGACTATAATCCGTACTTAAAGCGGTAGAGCTTGGAAAGGTGTTTAACACATTTGCTGGCCTGATACCGTCGTTATTTGCGGAAGCATCGCCTGTTAAATAAAACCAACAATCAATAGTAAAATCATCAGACCCAAAATCAAAGGCTGCGTTATTCGCCAAACTCAAATAATCCCCATCACCATCAAAATAATTCCCCCACCCCGTCTGTGAGAACGGGCTAAACGTACCCTGTGTCGTGTTGCCGTTGCGGGTGATGGGGAAGCCATCGGATGTGATGGTTGTGCTAGAGACCGTTTGAGACTGGCTAACTGTGTAGGTTCCTGCACCACCGGTTGTGCCGCCTGTTTGTGCAGTAATGGTTGTGTTAGCTGTTACACCTGTGCCAGTAATCAAGCACCCAACGTAAATCGTTCCTGACGTTACAGCACTAACCGTCATTGTGGTTCCGCTAATGCTTGCCGTAAACACCGCATCGCCAGCTGTACCGCCGTCTAAGAATAGATTGTTCTGTGCGCCATTCGTACCGTTGCCGGGAAGCAATAGCGTGGTGTATTCAAAAAATGGGTCTGATGTAACCCCACCAGAAAATATTGCGGCAATCATTGCCGATAATGCGCCAGCCATTTAGGTTACTCCCGCGCCAGAAACGTACCATGTATCTGTAGCAACCTTCAGCAAGGTAGCCATGCCTTTTGTCGCCACTGTCCTGTTGCCGGTTGCTCCGTTGGCTAACTGGAATGTAACGCCAGCACCGGAAATCGTCAGGTTTCCAGAATTGTTGTTAACGACAAGAATCGTAGTACCGATGTCGATAGCTGTCGTCGCATTGGTATTTACCGTAAGCGTTGCTGTAGAGCCGCCAGTAAAGTAAATGTGCTTTCCTGCATCGCTTGCCGCCACAGTCGTATTCGTGCTTTGTGGAGCGCCGATATAACCGACCTTGTTAGTACCATCCACCGTACAAGATGAGAGGGTTCCAGAACTTGGCGTGCCTAATGCGCCACTAGGAGCAACGTAATCCGTCCCTGCTGTCGCCGCTGAGATCGCTGTGCCGTTACCTTTCAAGACTCCTGTGATGGAGGTCGATAAGGTGATCGCGGGCGTTGATGTCGCGTTGGCTACACTTCCCGCTAGGCCATTGGCCGATACGACTGATACCGTGGTTACCGTACCTGACCCAACAGACGAAAAGGCTAGCGTTCCAGCGCCATCCGTTGTCAGTGCTTGCCCGTTAGTACCATCTGTACCTGGTAGCGTAAACGTCGTGTTAGATGATGTGTTGGCAGACTGGAATGTCGTCGTTCCCGTCCCGCTGGCGTTGCCTTGAAGTTTGATCTTACTCATATTCCTTATCCTAAAATCATCCAGGCTTGGCCTGTACCAACGGTTACTGAATAGCCTGTAGATACTGTGACAGGCGATACTGACAGCCCATTCGTATTACTTGTAATCGTGTAATTCTGACTGATGGTTATTTGAGACTCAAGAACAGGGCCACCCGACCCACCACCTCCACCCGATGCCCATGACAAATTACCTGAGCCATCCGTGCTTAGGAATTGCCCACCAGAACCATAATCAGTTGGGAAGGTGTAAGTCTGTGTTGACGTTGTTGCTGCATTGCTAGGCTGAAAACGAAGCGTCTTAGTACCCGACCCTGCATCATTTGATTGCAGCTCTAAGTACCCTGACGTTCCTGCGCCTGTATTAGCAGTTACCTGAGCATAGCCAACAAAACTAGCCTGCCCAATATCTGTAATCGTTGCCGTAGAGTTTTGAATGACCTTGCCGGTTGTTGAATCAAATCTAACAATCGCATTGTCAGTAGAACTTGCAGGGCCAGTAACATCACCTGCCGTCAGCGTTGCAAACTCAAGCGCACTGCCGCCGCTATTAACCTTGAGGTACTGATTAGCCGTACCTATAGCAGTTAACCCTGTACCACCGTTCGCAACACCTAACGTTCCTGTAATGCCTGTCGATAACGGAAGGCCAGTTGCGTTAGTAAGGTTTAGCGCCGATGGTGTACCAGCATCGCCATCATAAGTAACGACGCCACCCGTTGTACCAGCAGTCAACGCTAGTGCCGTTGCGACACCCGTACCTAAACCAGATACGCCAGTGTTGATTGGCAAGCCCGTAGCATTGGTTAACGTACCGCTTGATGGTGTGCCTAATGCGCCATTAAATAAAACCGGTGCACCAGCAGTGCCTACGGATTGCCCTAAGGCAGTTGCAATACCAGTTCCAAGGCCAGCAACACCGGTTGAAATTGGTAAACCTGTTGTGTTGGTTAACGTGCCTGAAGAAGGTGTACCAAGCGCACCACCCGGCGCAACGTAATCAGTTCCAGCGACAGCAGCGGCAATAACACCGCTTGTCGCTTTAACCATGCCTGTGGTTGTTGCTGCCTGAATTAGCTTACCAGTCGTGCCGCTGTATAAAGCAATCTGAGCGTTGACTGAAGATGCTGGCCCTACAACATCACCGACTCCAACAGGAGAGCCATACTCAAGAGCAGTTCCTCCCGAATTAACTTGCAAGACTTGACCAGCAGTTCCTAACGCTGTAAGACCCGTCCCGCCAGAAGTAATAGGAATCGCAGTGCCGGAATAGCTAAGAGTTATATTTCCAGAACTGGTAACTGGAGAACCTGCCGTTAAGAATGCTGGCGGAGATATTCCAACTGATGTAACTGTCCCAGCACCTGAAGAAGTGAACCACTTCACACCTTCAGTCGCGCTTGAATCGGCAACCAGTATTTGACCGTCTGTGCCAACAGGTAAACGAACATTGTCCGTCCCTGTGTAGACAATCATGTCACCCTTGGTTGTATTTGGCGCTAGCGCATCAAACGCAGATGTCTTGTCGCTTTGACCCGTACCACCATTAGCAATAGGCAATGTGCCAGTGATCTTGGTTGCAGCAATCGATGTAATCCATGCAGGATTTGCATAACTGCCTGTCGTATAGACGCCGTTAGTTACAGTGCCTGCATTACCAAGAACATCAATATTCCATGTTCCGGTGGCACCTGTACCTCCTGTAGGAACAAAAGCACCGCTTGCTCCAATAGCGGTTTGCAAGGCAGTAAGTACGCCAGTACCGAGTCCGGTAATACTTCCAGAAGGAAGGTTAGTACAGTTTGATAGATCGCCAGAAGATGGTGTGCCAAGTGCGCCGCCAGGAACAAGATAATCAGTGCCTCCAGTAGCAGCCGACAATACACCGGAAGTTGCTTTTAAGATGCCTGTCGTTGTCGCACGTTTGATGACTTTACCAGTGGTGCTTGAGTAAAGCGCGATCTCATCATCAACCGATGCCGCAGGGCCGTTTACATCGCCTGCACCAATCGTGACGCGAATGCCAGCCGCCGTGGTTGCACCAGTACCACCATTAGCAATTGGTAACGGTGTGCCCGAATAACTTACCGCTAAGGTGCCAGAAGTTGTGATCGGTGAACCAGACACCGACAAGAATGCAGGTACTGACATAGCAACAGAGGAAACGCTACCTCCACCGCCACCACCCCCTGCTGCATTCTTAACAGACAGCAACTGAAAGCTAGAGCCGTCATACATGAGCGAGCAAATTGCACCAACGACAATGGCATTAGCAGACAAGGTGCTGCCATCTGGGTAGATGATGTTCTTTGCACCCTGACCATTAACGTTTAAGGTGCAAGGCCCGGTGTTAGCACTCGTTGCCTGAAACTGAATCGCAAGACCAGCCTGGTATGTTGTTGACAGCCCAGAGAGCGAAACAACATAGGCATTAGTTGTGCCTGAATCTAAAGCATAGTTGCTGTAAGTTGATGCGTCATTAAGCGCTGTTGCAACCGTAGAAAAATCAGCATCCAGGTTAGCAAGCGGGATGGATGTCGTTGCGGTGGCAAATGTATTCGGAATTGTTACTGGCTTTGCCATCAGAACCTCGCTCTTAGTTCATGTTCAAGCTGGAAGCCGTTGAAGGTAAATGCTGGTGCCGTGGATGTTACCGTCATGCCAAGGTATTTGCCATACATTTGGGCATCGTACTTGAGCAGTTTGTACCCTTCGGTCAACTGGTAACCAGACGAAATCCATTGCAAGGTGCTTCCAGCATTGTTTGTCCATGCAATGTTACTAAACGAATTGTTTTGCCACGCAACTGCATTGCCAAGCGCAATGGATGTTGATGCGCGAGACTCACTATCAATCGAAATATTCAATGAACCAGCAACCGTAACAGGAAATGTTGCTTCAACACCGAGTTTAAGCGCTTGCTTGTCTCTAATTGGGTCTTTTAAGTCCCAAAGCGCTGTGACAACCTCTGTTGAAATGTTTGCCGTCTGGTCTTCGTACATTCTGAAGAACGCACCGCCTGATTCAACACCATAAGCATTGATCAAACCATTGACTGGTGACGAGTTGATGTGCGTGAGGTTGCCTTGATAGCTAATAAACCACTTGCGATCAAAAAAGACCAGTTGCACACGCCGGTAAGTGCCGTTGTCGTTGTATCTGACATTCCATGCAGACACTAGAATGTTGTAGATCAGTGTCTGGCAACCCGTTACGGCCGAACTAAAGTCAATATTAGGGAAGATGCCGTCAAGTGCATCGCTAATCTTGGTCGTTGTAGCGCCAACCAAGGCGTACACCCCGTACCGATTGATGAATAGGATGCTACGAAAGTATGCAAAAACGCCTAAGAACAGCTCTGTACCAATGGAAGCGCTGATATTGGTATTGGTAAAGAGCGTTTCGCCAAGCGTATTGACGCGAACATCAGAAAAGACGTTGATTGACGATTCGCCAAAGATATAAAGGAAGTTGTTAGCGGCGATGATCTGCGTGATGTCACCGTACAGAGTGCCATCAACCAACGTAATGTTGCCAGCAGAAATGCTTGTAAAGTCGTTATAGCTATCTGCCGCTGTATAGTAAATGGTTCTACCATCAGCAATCCATACGCGACCAGAAAAAGACTGTATGCAAGTGCCAGGCTGGTTGATTGCATCAGCCGTAGCGGTTGCACTGCTACCAGCGCCATTAGGATCGGCTACATAAAGTAGTGTACAAGTGCCATTGGCAGCAGAGCCGCTTGTATGACTTGGTGCTGTGCTCGACGTCGTGCCACCGACTGTGACGTAATAGTAATTGCCACCCGAAGAAAGCAACCTTCCAGCCTGGTATGCCGTGGTTGACGCCCAAGCTACCGCGCCTGATGTGCCAATGTAGACCGTAGGAGCCGAGGTGTAACCCGTTCCATGTTCACCAATGGTAATAGCCGTCACTGCGTTAGCAGTAACCGTTGCTGTAGCCGTCGCTTGTATGCCGCCTGTTTGATTAGGCGCAGAGAAAGTTACGATGGGTGCTGATGTGTATCCTGAACCCGCTGCCGTGATCGTAACGGTGCCGACCGAACCGACCCGAACGAGATTCGTCCCGTCGAACGTAGCGTATCCATAAGTTGTGTCAATGATGAGCACTCGCTCATTCTTCCATTGACTGATCTGTGTTCTTGTACCGCTGAAGGTTCCCGATGCAGCCAGAGTGATCGGTGCGGTAGGGGTTTCCAAGCTGACATACTGCGCACCTCCATTGGTGAAGAACGCAAACATGTAAGCGACACCGCCAATATTGGCTGGTGCCATGTAATGCACCGTGCCGCCCCAACTGAAATTTGTACTGCTGTAAGTAACGCGCTTTTCTTTAGGTATGACCTTCAGGTTCGAGTACCCAATAGGCATCACATTCTCTATCCAGGCAAACTCATTTTCCTGAATAGCCGTGCGATTGGCTTTGGTGTTAAGCCCTTTGAAATCCTTGGTAACGTGGTAGGACTTCTTTTGCTCAACTGCGGCCATGATTATTGAACCGAGTAAGGCGTTGGTAAGCGACGCGTGAAGCTCGAATTAATCGCTGCCAGCAACTGTTTCTTGTACTCGGCATTGAAGATTTCTGCTTCACCGTAAGATTGCTCTTTGTATTTGGCTTTGTAAGCCGCATAAAACGCTACAGGCGAGGTGTAAGGCTCTAAGATCACCTCAGTCTGCGAATCCGATGTCAGCGGCACAGGCAAAAGGATGGTATCAACCTCGATGACATAGACTTGATCAGGTACTGGGCCAAAGTAAATTTCATTCTGCCCGTAACGTGTAAAAGCTATAGGCCTACCTGTGTAGTTCTGCCAAAACCGCAACTCAGCGTTGAACTGTGTCCATGACATGTATCGCAGTGGTATGCGCGTATTACCCCAGTACAGGTTGATATTGAGGATGTCGAGAATCTGCTCTGCCCATGAGGGCAGTGTCAGTGTCGAGATGTTGAGTGTTTCAACCGAAGTGGTGGTAGCACCCGTCAGGATATTGCGCAGACAACCGGTGTCACGGACAACTCGATGCCGAGCACCATTGATGTAGTCGGTTAGCTCGGTATCTGTCCAGAAGTTGCCAGCAGCATCATGCAGCAGTCTTCTAACTTCTGCGATATACCCTGAGTAGGTTGCCATTTATGCCTCATCGCTTGTCTGGGGCTGGACTTTGACCCCAGCTCGCCCACGCGGAGCGGGAGGGGCTACTCGTTCCACCAACACGGCTGATTGTTGGTCGGGTTTTACTGGAGCGTCCGTAAAGGTGAACTCAGCAAGGCGAGCCATCGCTTTATCGTGGTCGGTGTTCATCTTCATCCAACCTAAACGCACCAAGTATTGATACTTATTGTCGTCGCCATACCCAAAGATATGCCGCGCAACATGAGGTTCGATTTGTACGCTTTTGCCTGGCGGAAACTCAAACCACTGATCGACGTACTTGGCGACCAGTGGCTGAGAGCCTTTGTTTGTAACAAAGATCATGCTTCTAAAATGTCCCCGTAAACATATACATCCGCTGTTGCTGCAGCACCTTGAGCGGTGGTGAGCGATAAGTATAAGTTGGGTATGCTTGATTTCACCGTAGTACTTGCACTGCTTGTCGTACTAAGCGTGAGATCAAGGAAAAGCGCTGACGTTGTAAGCGAGGAGTAAGCCTGGGCCGCTGCAACAACCGCTGTACCACCTTTGCTAGCAGCGGTATAAACGCCGCCAGCAGCCGTGGTCAAAGAGATTGAAGCATTCGTCACCACGATGCGCCGAAGAATAAACTTCGACGGGTTGCTAAACATGGTGATTTGTTGATCGGCGGTGGAATTCATATTCGCGCCGATCAACTTCCCAAGCAGGATGCCTCCAAACTGCTGCGGCAATAGACTACCGACTTTGTTTGCATCCATGCTTTACTCCAATTACGAGTTGTAGGTGCCAGAAGCAGCCTGACCGCCGTTAACCGTGAGGTACAGAGCGGTTACGGTGCCTGATGCGCTAACCCATTTCAGGTTTTGACCATCAGAAACGATGGTTGCTCCTGTATTGGCTGCAATCAGCGTCGCCCACGATGTGCCGTTATAGGCTTGCACCGATAGGTTTGCAACTGGATAGAGCAAATACAGACCTGCTGGAATGGTGACATCGGTACCTGCTGCAACTGCCTGAGTACCATAGTCAAAATAAGCGCCGTCAGCATCACTGCTTAAGCCACTAACGATGATTTTATTAAGTGCCAATGCCATGATCGACTCCTTACAGCGTGAGTGAGTTAAGGCCGGTCACTTTGGTCATGCTCTTGGGCTTGGTGCTCACCATTTCAGCAATGGTCAACACTGCGCCAACATAACCAATCTGCCAGTTAGGCAGCGTGGACTCAAAGCCGGTAAACGCAAACTCAGCCTGATCGTGGATGTACATGCTGAGATAGTTTGAGTTCAGCAAGTACAAAGTGCCTTCTGGGCAATAGGGATCAGGATAAATCGGGACACCTGCAACCATGAGCGCACGGAAACCGGACGTTGGGCCTTCTTCACCGCTAGCAAAGTTGCTGCCAGGGGTGATCATGTAGGTTTCTTGGCCTACAAAGTCTTGTGCCAACAATGTCCAAGTGCCAAAGCCGCAAACACCAAAGGAAGGCACCTCAGCACCGTTTTTCACCGTTCCAGAGATGTACTGGAGGATGTTTTGACGCGTTGGGTTAACGCTACCTGCGGCATACTCTTTGGAACCCCACCATGTGTATGTCGAACGGCTAAGTCCACCATAGGTGCCTGCCGAATCAACAGCAATGGGCAATCCAGTGAATTGCTGTGCGTTGCTGGTGTTGTTGTACAGCGCTGTTGCCATGGCATCCATCATGACGTTGGTCGCATCGTTCATGCGAGCCTCAATCAAAGGAATCACAGCGTAGTCTTGCTGTACAGCACCTTCCATACCGAGGAAAGGAACTGGAGCGATCATCAACTTAAGGTTGAATTCAGCGTTGTAAGCACCCTGCATGACGCTAGGCTGTGCAAACGAACCGCTGTAGTCCGACCATTGTGCGTTGACAAACTGGGAACCCTGAACGGGCACGGTTACAGACGACACACCGCCAGAGGCAGTCTGCGAGTTTGCAAGCAATGCGGCAAGCAGGGGAGTTGAGTTATAAAGCTGGACAACCAGTTTCGGGATGAAAGCCCTACGGGTAACGTAGGTCAGTTCATTGTACTGACTGGTGCCTGCTGTCGGGATAATACCGCCACCAATAGGCATGATAGGTTCCTTTTAAGAAACAGACCTAATTAACGAAGTCCAATCGGGCGAGACTGGTTTCCCTGTCTTAGCTCGTTGAGTGCACTCGCCGCTGCTTCCCT